ATTGGAGAAATTAAAGACCTTTGCTGGAATCATTGTCACACAAAAAGAAGTAGACCAGATAAATGCAAATGCTTCAGCACTAGAAGTTTACTCAGCAGCAATGGTGACGGCACAAGCAGCTGCGCCTGCGGAGGGTGTATGGAAGGCGCTTGGTACTTTGGCCACTGGCATTATAGGTAATGTTGGTGATTGGTTAGGTGTTACGCCTGGCGACGGTCCATTAGACAAATTAAAGAAATTTGCTGCAAAAATTATTACACCAGCAGAAATAACTCAAATACGATCAAATACTACAGCCCTAGAAGCTTATGGAGCAGCAATGGTAGCTGCCAGCGCTGTTGCTCCTAAAAAGGATGTATGGACTTCTATTGGTGAATTGTTTTCTGGCATTCTAGGAAGTCTTACAAGTTGGTTCACCGACGATAAAGACCCAATGGACATGATGAAGAAATTTGCTTCTACAGGTCTGACTGATGCAGAATTGACCCAACTCACAAGAAATTCAGATGCTTTTAAAGTTTATGCAGAAGCAATATCTGGCATTAGTGCAGCCGGTGCAGCTTTTGAAGATGCTAAAGTACCAAATTTAGAAAAATTTGCTAAACAATTGGATGCTTCTTTTCCTTCTCTTAATTCGGCGATGGAAAAGTTTGGCGATCCAGCTCTGTTTGAAAATTATTCAAATTCGGGGAAAAATCTTGAAGCTATTTTTAGTGCGTTTGAAGGTATAGGAGGTTTGGGTGGTGCGACAGAAAGTGGTAGTAGAGAAGGAATGGTGCGCGGCCCAAGAGGAAATTGGATTAAAGAACAGGCAACAGGTGGACCATTCCGCTCCGGCCAACCAATGATTGTTGGTGAACTTGGACCAGAAATGATACTACCTTCTAGTGGCGGAACAGTATTAAATGCACAAAGAACTGCACAAATGCAACAAGCAAGTTTGCGAAATAGTGGAGGAACAGGGGGTGGTCAATCAGTATTAAATAATATGCCTGTATCAAACATTAGTACAAGTCAAAACAATACTACAGTTGCAGCAACACCGTTAATGCATCCAAGTCCTATCATTGGTATGGTTAATAGTGCAGCATAAAAAAAGAGGGAACCGAAGTTCCCTCTTTCCAGAGTACATGATGGTCAGCTGTCGCTTGGCATCAACATGTACCCTTAACCGTCTGCTGCCAACTTCTGAAAATAATCAATTGAATCATCATCTTCTTTCTGTCCAGCAGTAACAGTAATAGTAGGAGCAGGCTCCTCTTTAGTATCCACAGTTATTGTTGTAACAGCAGGCTCATCTTCCATAAGAGTTGTTGCATTACCTACTGTAACTGTTCCAGCAAGAACCATGTTAAGACGAGTCTTCAACTCATCATATGACTTGAAGTTAGTTGAAGCAGTAAACTCTGTTAGACCATACTGTTGTTTCCACACTTCCTCAATATCATCATCATTATCAAACACTGGTGTTGGAGTTTCAAACTCTGACTTGTCATAATTCCAATAACCATCTACCTTACGAATCTTCAACTTGAAGTTCGCACCCTTCCAGAAATCAAAAGGATTAACAGGACTTTCATCCTCAAATGCAGGCTGCATTGCCTCCATGATCTTATCAAAGATTTTCTTACCATAACGGAACAGAAAAACCTTATCCTCATTCTCAGGATGTCTAGAATCACTCACAACATAAATGTTGGAGAAGTATTGCAACTTACGCTTCTGTTTACGAGCAATCTCCTTATCAGATTCTACACCAGAATTCCAATAACTAGTATTCAATTCTGATACAGGGTCTTTCTGACCGAGCGTGGTAAGAGAGTTCTCAATATACCACTGTCCAGTTGGACCTTGAAATGCATGATTCCAAACCTTTGCCCAAGGCATGTCCTCACCCTCAACCGCTGGAAGAAAACGAATTACAGCATAACCATTACCAGTTTTGTCCAGCTCTGGTTTCCACAACCGTTCATCTTTATAGGACTTTTTGTCTTGAGGTTCGTTCTCTTTTTGAACTGCACCGATCAATTTGTCTAAAGAATTAGACTTTTTAAGTGTACTTAACGACATATGTTTCTCCTTATGTATCGTATGTTTTCGTATGTTAATATACTTAATATATACTATTTTATAAGATAAGTCAAGTCTTTTTGACAAATCTTATTCTATATAGGTCTTTATCTTTCTCTACGAAATTGATTAGACCGTTCCATGCAAGCCCAACTCTTTCTTCTTCAAGTTGACTCGCATCATGCCCGTGGTATAAATGTGAATTAAACACGAGCATTGTATCTTGTGTGCAAGGGAATCCTAAAGTACTCGCTGTATTTGGATTGCCCTTTTTATAGTGTTCTGTTAATGAAATAAATGGTTCAAACTCCATCTTCTGCTTCTTAAATTCCAATGGTGGATGACCTTTTTGTGACTTCAGATAAAAAGAACCGCTAATGATTGAATTAGAATGATTATGTATTTTTTGGTATCCACCTTTACCACTTATGTTTAACCAACTCTCAGTGAAAAAGAATTCCTCATACTCTATCTGTAGTACATTATCAAGAAAATCCTCAGCACATTCCTGTATCCATTCCTTTACTTCTTTAAATTCTGGATGCAGAAGAATGTTATTAAATTTCTGTGTCCTTAGTTTAGTCTGTCCATCAAATTGCTCAAATTCAAATTTAGAGAAGTCTAAAGTATGCATAAAAGGTTTGGGCGCTGTATATGGTTTTACCATACCAGTTGGAAATAATGGAACACCACTCATATTATTTGCAATCTCACACATAAATCATTTTTTGTTATATGGTTTACATTTTTTACATCAAATTCAAGAGTAGAATCCACTAGAAAAAAATCTATACCATACGGAGAAAATTCTTTGAATACGGCTTTCATCTGACCATACCAATTATCGGGATTAAAACCTTTAGTATCCGCTGGTAAATAATTGTCTGTACCTTTATACATATTATTTAACGGTTTGTCGTATGAACTTAAATCATATCCCATAATATAAACCTCAGATGGCCGTGCTTGACATGCAAGATGTAAAGCGGTATTACCTGTAGACCATCCTACAGGATAATCTATATTGACTACATCATCATTCTCTTCTACATAGGTAATCCAAACACCGACATCTTTTTCCATCTTTAGTTTCAGATCATCTATATCAAGGCCAGGATTCATCTGTATTGCAATTTCAATTTTTTCTTGCAATGTATTAGGGTCTTTACCCGATATAACGCACTGACCTGTTCTTTTTAAACTTTTGCGATGTCGGAAGCTTCTGTGAATAAATGTCTCTGGTATATCAAACCCCATGAACATCATATCAGCAACTTCTGCTGGTACTAGACTCCAATTTGCAAAATGAACAATTTTTATATCACCGTATTCTGGATTATCTAAACAATAACCAGAATCATATATTTCCTGTTGCATACCATAGTCTACCGCAACAAGATTATGAACATACCCATCACGATAGATTGCATTACAACCCCACGTTATAACAGTATTGTCAAGTATATATGTGTAACGAGGGTTAAACCATGATCGTGATTCACCATTACCTATAACAAGAGCTTTATGCATCCCGAAGGGCTTCCCATGAGGCGGGAAAGAGCTCTGCTGCATATTCGTCAATACCCCATCCAACATTTTGTGTCTCCTTTTGTGCATCTGGTTTGCATCGTAGATTACACACACGAGCAAACGCATATAGAGTACCACTCCAATACCATTCTGTCATCATAGATTGTGGTAGAACCATTCTAGCCTGTTCGGGAGATACGCCGTATTTTAATAGTCGTTCATAAGTCCACTTGGCAGAACTGAGTGATGATTGATAGTGATCTACCAAAAAATTATGTGGGTTGATATCAATCACTTCATCAGAAGAACCCTGCTTTGAATTTTTGGGTCGGCCACGCCACTCTTCTGGTTCGTAAAACTCAACTTCACTATCAACGTATCTTCTTGATACCTCATTCCATACTAGTCCTACTTGATGTTTAACTAACTGTCTAGCAACAAACACTGGAGCCTTGATATGGAACTGCATAGATGCATGTCCGAAAGGACTCCAATGATTGTGTCTTGCAAGGTAGTTGACTAACTTAACATCTTTATCTTTTAAAGACAGACCATGGCTCTCAACCTCACCCCACTGTGATTCACTAGAAAAACTAACCCTAGCGGCATTAACTACAGACAAATCACTGCCCATATGATCAATTAATGTTACATTTATATCCAATTGTAAACTCCCCATAAACTAACCAGAATATAAAATATTTCCATCAACATTCTTGGAGTATCTTTATCTAGTTTAGCAAAGTATGTCCATGCAACAGCTGCAATTGCTCCTAAAACCCAACCTATCCATTGTAAATTCACATTACCAGAAGTAAGAAACAAAGTACTGACTAAAACAAGAACAAATGCAACCCACCTTCCCTTTTCAAAAATAGGTTTACGGTTGGGAGCAAGTAAAGTAAGTGTCAGAATTTTTGGCATAATATATTCCTACAAAACGGTGCCGGAGGTAGGAATTGAACCCACGGCCTGAGGTTTACAAAACCCCTGCTCTACCTCTGAGCTACTCCGGCAGTTAAACTACCGCTCCCGATTGTATCTCCGTTGTGGACGATACCCCTTCGGCCAAGAAGGTTGCCGACTAGCAAGCTTCTTAGTCCGTTCAGACAGTTCAGAGTTTGATCTCTGCAACTCTGCACAGTCAAACTCAAGTTCCTTCACTCTAGCAGTGAGTGTCGAAACTTCGTTTTCTAGAAATACTTCATTTCTAGTATTCATAATATAGACTCCTCTATAAGTTTCAATAATAGTATTCTATACCTCTCAACATCAATTGTCAAGAACCCTTTGTAATTATCCATAAGTTTTTTTAAGTCTTCCCATATAAAATCTTCAGCCAGTTCTTTATTCCAATTGTCAACGTAGGAAACCAATTCATTTAATATGATAAGAGTTTCCAATGATACTCTTTTACCAAGATATTCCTGTAATAATTTTGGATGGGTGTTAGATTTAACTTCAAATAAAGGTTGAAATTCGTTAACCAACGGGCGCATTTCATCTGTAAAGATTGTATAAAAATTCTGTCTCCTGTATAACCATTCTTCATATACCTTATTAGAAAATCGTGCAACATAACCAATTGGCTCCCTGATAAAATTTGCTATCAGATAGTTTTGTATATCTTCATGTTCAGTGTATTTTTTGGATAGTCGGACAAAGAAAAATCTGTCCTTTCGTTTATAGAAAGAATCTCTTTTGATACGAGTCTTACCTTCATACTTAAAATAGTTATAATCTGATTTGCTGAAGTGTGCCTTTAACGCACAATACATTAAATAAACGTCAATTGATTCCATGTTTTCATTAAACTGGCAACTGTGCTTGTTTTGGGAGGAAATTTAAATCTCTAGCATTAGCTTCGATTTTTTGTTTTAACCCTTTTGAAATAAGATAACCAACGGCATCTGGTTCAATACCTTCTTTTGCACAATACCATAAAACTGCTTCCATGTGGGTTATCTTTTTTTCTTTTGCTATATTTTCTATAGCTATGGTAAAATTTTTGGGGGTGTTTAACATCATATATATCTCCTGCCCATTATATAAATTGTGGGATTAACCATGATCCCACACGCACTAATTAGGAAGTGACCCCCGTGTGTTCTCTAGGCCGAAGAGAATAAATGGTTATACTTTGAAAGCCTCCAAATCCACA